CTTTAGCATTTGATTCGTTAACTGGTACATCCACGTTAGTTACTGTTGATTCATCTGAGTTAGATGCTAGTTATTGTAGTCAAATAATAGACGGGCAGTCAAATGTTAATGCAAGTAATATTAATGGGGTACCATTTAGATCTGGTTATTCTGGTTTCTTAGTAGGTGACGGATATCCAGTTAACGGTTATGTATTTGGTAAAGGAATTCAATTTCCTACAGATGTTGCAATTGACGATTTCTTTTTAAGACTCGACTTTATGCCTAATCGATTATTTAGATGGGATGGAGAGAAATGGATGAAAATAGAAGATGCAGTTAGAATGACATTAACAAATACAGATACTCGATTTACAAGAAGAATTAGTTTCATTAATAACAGTAACTTTACTTATAATGAAGAACTTGCAAATGATTACGTTAGATTATCAGTTGGAGATATAGCATTTAACACATCTATATTATTTAATGTAACCGGATTATACCTTGTGTTAAAACTTGATGAACATCGATTAGAATTTGTAGTTGCAGATCTTGAAAATTTACTAGAAGCATATAATGATAACGGAGTTGATAAAATTAGGGTTAATTTACCAATAGTAAATAATAATCAAACTGTTATACCTCATGCAGGTGCGTGGCGAGTTAGCTTATTTAATTATCGAGAAGCAGAACGTCAGTCAATATCAAAAGTACTTAGACCAAAAGCAGATTTATAATTCCAGTATTTAGATAATAATAAATATTACTATAGGAGAACACAATGCAACATTTTTATGACGGTGCTATACGAAGATATGTCACCCAGACAATTAGGATTCTTAGTGAATTTACAGTTAGATACGGCGACGGATCGTTACATCGTATACCAGTATTATACGGAGATGCTGATAGACAAGCTGCTAGTATCCTAAGACAGAATTCAGAAAATGCAATTAATTCAGTTCCTCGCATAAGTGTCTATATTTACGGATTAGATTTAGATCGAGACAGACTAGCTGATTCAACGTTTGTTAGTAAATTGCATGTTAGAGAACGTGATATTACTAATGGTGCATACACCGGAAATCGAGGTAGAAATTATACAATTGAACGATTAATGCCAACTCCATTTAAATTAACAATGAAAGTTGACATATGGTCTGCAAATACTGATCAAAAATTACAAATTTTAGAACAACTGTTAATGTTGTTTAATCCTAGCTTAGAAATTCAAACAACTGATAATTATGCAGATTGGACAAGCCTATCGGTATTGAACTTAGATTCAGTTAATTGGTCTAGTAGATCAGTACCTGTTGGAACAGACACTCCGATTGACATAGCAACATTAACATTGTCAAGTCCAATATGGATTAGTCCTCCAGTAAAAATTAAACAACTTGGTGTAATTACTAAAATTGTTACTGGTTTATTTGATGGAAGTTCTACTTATGCTACTCCGTTGTTCGGTGCTGATTATTTAGATCCAACTACTAAATTTGCCGAAGCAGGTACTGCATTTTTAGCAGAAGTTATTACAGTTGTTGAACAGTACAGTATTGAAGTATATGAAAATCAAATTACATTATTAAGTCCTAGTTATAGTAATGAACATGATACATCGCAATACAGCATGCCTGATGTTGAACGAGCAGTAACACCATGGGAACAAATATTATCAAAATATCCTGAAAAATTTATACCTCATTTTAGTAGATTATTTATAAAACAACGAAATGGTACTGAGATAAATGGTACTATTTCATTAAACAGTCAAGACGAATCAATTATGGATATTGACTGGGATATGGATACGTTAAATCGTAATACAGGAATAGACAGTTCAGGAAATTTAGACACTGATACTAATTATCATCTTACTAATCGAGCAAACAGTCCAGGTACGTTTGATGCAATTATTAACCCACTTGAGTTTAACCCACATCGACCATTAAAACAGTCAACTGATCAACCTATTGCAATAGGTTTACGATATTTGTTAATTGAAAGTATTGGTTCAGATACAAACAGCGAAGGTGCAGTTGCATGGCGATCAACCGATGATATTGATTTAATTGCACACGAAAATGATATTATTGAGTGGACTGGAACTCGATGGAATGTTATATTTGATTCAGTATACGAAATCGATACAATGATTTGGCAGACTAATACATATACAGGTATTCAATTTGTTTGGAACGGTGTTGCATGGGCTAAAAGTTTTGAAGGTTTATATAGGGCAGGTACATGGCGGCTGGAACTGTAGTAGAAAATATAATTTGTAGCGGGGCATTAATATATGCACGATCAACTCATCGATTTTTGTTAATTCAAAAATCGTCAGGTAAACACCAAGGTACCTGGGGATTAGTTGGCGGTACTAATTTAATTAATGAGAATCCGTGGCAAGGTCTTACTCGAGAAATTGAAGAAGAAATTGGATTTATACCAGATATTATAAAAACACTACCGTTAGAAAAATTTGTGTCTAACGATAGTGTTTTCAATTTTCATACATATTTTTGTTTAGTTGACTCTGAATTTGTACCAATATTAAGTGATGAACATATTGCATGGGGTTGGTTTAGCTTAGTAGCATTACCAAAACCTGTACATCGAGGATTAAATCTTAGTTTGCGTAATAAAGTTATTCAAACTAAAATTCAAACTGTTATTGATATTATTGATAGCTTATAACTTTTTATTAGTTTCTAAAAAGGAGTTTGTTTTTTAAGAGTGTTGCCATTATATTATCCAATTGTAAGCTGGTTGATACAATCTGCATTTTTGACCGATACCCAACTATATTGTAGTATTTATACAATCAGTTGAGTATGGTTGTGAGATTTATTTTAAAATGTTTTTTATTTGATTAGCCCAATAAATTGCATGTTTACTGTCTACTCTAATATTATAACTTTGAGGTTTTTCAAATAATTTGTTAGTATCATCATACTTACTACTATCTTGAGTATCAACAAATACTAAAAAATCAGCATTAAACTGTTCTCTAATAGCATTAGTTGGTGCAATAAAATCGCATATAACATAATCAGCATTTGAAGTATTTGCTAATGTCTTCATTCTTTCACACTGGCGAAGTCTTCCACCGACACTAAAATCCCAATCATTATATTGTTGCCTAATTGTATCAGCATTAAACCATTCTGAGTTAGGTAATAATTTAATTAATTCTTTTGCTAAGGTAGTTTTACCTGAACCAGGTAAACCCATAATTAAAATTTTCATACTGGGTTATTTTTAATATATTCCGCAACTGCGTATTCTCTAACAATAGGAGATGGCTCAAGTAGAGAGGCAGCAGGATAACCAAGATTAGTATACGCTTCGTGTCTAATACCAGCATCGGGATTAGCAAATGCAGATTCTAAAAATCCAAAAATTCTATAACATTCTAGCCTTATAGGCAAATACGTATCTGTCAGTCCGGCTTCGGTATAACCATAAATTTGAGAAGCTTCATGTCTTACCCAATCAATAGGACTATTTACTTGATCTTTTGAATAACCAACCATTCGGTAATAGTTTTGTAAGTAGTACAGCGAGGTATCTTCAAGATTAAAATCATTAAAATAAACACTTGCATTCCATCTAATAATGGCCGAATCATCAGTTAGCGCATCGGTAGTATAACCAAGATTATAATATGCAGCAATTCGAACCCGATAATCTATATCAGACAATGCATCAGTAGTAAACCCATTTGTTCTATAATATTTTAATCGTTCTAAAGCTGATAAATTGTTAAAATCCATGTTGTCTCCAGTATTCTAAATTGCTGTATTGACGTATTAAATCATCTGGTAGCAATTGATAACGGTTAATTGCACCTACAGTTGGCTGCACATCATGTAAACCAACTAAGTTAAGTTGCGCATCGCAATCTTTAATATTTTTAAAATTTTCTATCTTAGTAAAATCATGTTCAAAATTATCCATTCCTAAAAACTCATAAATATTTTGCATTTCGGAGTTTGGATTTGCTACTAACGAGTCGTATTCTAATATGTAAATACGATCTGCAAACGTAGAATGTATTGCACTTTTTAATGAAGCTAAATGCCGTCCAACACTTCCATCCCATTTCATTAAATTCTCACATCTAAAATATACATTTTGCGTGCTGTTTAGATATACAGGAGAATTGTATTGATATATATTGTCTCGATAAACTCTCTCAAACGAATTTAATATAGAAGGAATATCACGAACACAGCAAATAATTTTTAAATCATCTACTACTTCGTTTAATAGTTCAACAAGGTTAGTCCATGATCGGTTTGTGTCAAAAATTATAGGTTTATCTATATCACTATATGCAACATCAAAAACTGATTTAATCATTAACTTTATTTTGTCATTAGTTAGTAATTGATTAGTTCCAATCTGATCAATCTCCGTCATATGCTGTGTAACTAGTTGCACTGGTGATGAAATACTAGCATAACACATTGGATTTTGAACTAATATTGCCGAGAGCAGGGTTGACCCTGCTCTCGGCAACCCTGAAATAAAATAAAACTTTTTCATTTACACCTCTTTTTTAAGTATTTATAAAATTGAAAATCTTTAAAAATATTTTAAGCAAGAGCTCCACCTACAGTGCCACCATTTGACCAAGTAGTAATTTTTGAAAAATTTCGTATTGCATACCCGCCAGTACCGCCGGTACCGCCGCCTGTACTATATCCAGAGTTCCCGCCAGCACCGCCTGCGCCTCCCGGGCCACCACCACCACCACCACCACCGCCTGGTAATCCACCTGATGCTTGATATCCTGCGCCACCACCGCCGCCACCGCTTCCGCAGCCTGCTGCACCGCCACTTCCGTTGCTAGCAGCTCGTGAAAAGGTACCAGAAGAGTCGCCGGTGCCGCCGGTGCCACCACTACCGCCGTTATTGTAACCACCTGCACTGCCTGCGCCCCCGGCGGAACTACCAGCATAATTTCCTGAAGTACTATATGCAGATCCACCGCCACCACCACCACCGCGATATGTAGTAGTTGGACTATAGGTGGCGCCGCCACCACCACCACCACCACCACCGCCGGCAATTACTCCTCCGTTATAGAAGTATTCAACGGTTGTTCCTGTATCTATGTTTACTGCATCAGCGCCAGGATTGCCGTTATTTCCATTACTCAAACCAGAAGCGCCGGCACCACCACCACCACTGCCGGCCCAAATTGTAGCGTAGTTATATATTCTTATTCTAGGAACACTAGAGCCATAAATATGTACGGCGCCTGAACTACCGGCTGTTGACCAATTTCCAGTTAATGAATATGTATTTGAAACCGGAGTTGGTGTCATATTATAACTAACAGCTCCAGAGTTGCCAAAGTTGGTATACAGAGTTCCATTAACAATTGGTGTTCCTTGATAGTTAGAAACTCCAGAAAGCCACGCGCAGGCAGCACTAGTCCCTTCTGCACTTTCACCGTTTGCGCTAACTGCTCTAACGCTAATTAGATATGCTGTATTATTCGAAGACCCGGCTATATTTCCGGAAGGAACTGTAATACTTACTCCGCTAATACTAAGAGATGTTACATTATAAGTGGTAAACGTTGAACTTCCGTAATAATATCTAGCAACTACGGTATACGACGTTGCTCCGGCAGACGCTGAGTTTAAATATACTTGTATAGTGCTACTTGAAGTTAGAATCGCATAGTTAATTGACGGTGCAGCAGGTGCTGTAGTTTTAATAACAGAACTAGTTGAAATACCAAACGTATTAGTTGCTTTTACATAATACGTATATTGAGTGTTTGCAGTTAAGCTAGTATTAGTGTAAGTATTAGTTCCGGATGCAGTGGTCCAACCAGAAAGTTGGGTAGTATTTCTCCATAAAGTAAATGTATACCCAGAAGTATTAGTCCATGATACTGTAATCTGCGTATCATTTACTACAGTAGCCGTTATTGGGTGTGCTAATGGTGTAGTTACCGAAAGGACAGTTGATGATATTAGTACTCCAGTTGAGTTAGAGGTTTTTACATAAAAACTATAACCAGTACTAGGAGTTAAATTTGTAATAATAGTATTAGTTGGATCAATTGTAGAAACTGTTCCAGTAGGTGATGGTGTACTTGATGTAATTTGTGTAGAATTATTCCATACAGTGTATGTAAATCCTGCAACATTTGTCCATGTTAGTTTAAACTGAGTTTCGGCCCAGGTGCCGTTAACTGCAGTAAGACCTGTTGGAGCAGCTGGGTTAGTAAACACTGATAATACCTTTGAAAATACAGTACCCGAAACATTAGCTGCCTTTACAAAATAATCGTAACTAGTATTTGCAGTAAATGATGAATTATTAATAACCGCACTACGAGTTGATCCAGTTAACGAAATAGTAAGTCCGGAAAATACAGTTTTAGTTGGTCCGTAATGTACAGTGTATGTTGTTATTGCAGGATCGTTATCCCACGATAACGTAAAACCAGTAGTAGTGTAAGCACTAGCTGTTACGTTTTTTGGTGGTGCCAGTCCGCCGGCTGCAACTATTAATGTTGATAAAATTCCACTCATATATAAATCCTTATGACACGCCTGCGCCTGATATAAACCATTTTGTTGATGCAATTTTAATTGCAGTTGCCATACCTCCTGCAGCTAATGTTCGCGTTGCAGTAGTATCACCTGATGGAATCCATACCATTGTATCAGTAGTAATAGTAATTGATAAAACACCCGAACCAGTATCATTAATAAATGTTAGTACTGTACCAATCGGAAATGCAACAGACGAGTTTGCTGGTATAGTATATGTATGAGCAGTTGCACTACTATGAAATATATGTTTTCCTGAATCTGTTAGTACAACAGGATAAGACACGGCTTGTGAGTTTTGAGGAACAGTAATATAACCAACACTTACAGTACCATCAACTGTACATGCTGATAATGTTCCAGAAGCTGGAGTACCTAATACCGGAGTTACTAATGTCGGACTAGTTGAAAGAACTAAATTTCCAGTTCCGGTTGATGTTGAGACACCAGTTCCGCCGTTTGTAACTTTAAGTACACCCGACGAAACTCCTAAAAGTATATCGGACAAGTTTTTAGCCATAATTTATTTCCTTTAAAATGTTATTCATATTTATCGTAGTTACTGAGTTGGACATGCCGGTGGTAAACTGGTATTAAATGCAGCAGTATATCTTGCAACCCCTTTAGTAATACGAAAATCATCCATCCATCCGTTAAATCTGTAACCGCCTTGAATATAACTACCAATTTCTAAATTTGATCCACCGTCATAAATTGCACGAGAATCTGTAAAACTTGATATACTAATGCCGTCTATGTACATAGTAAATACAGATCCAGATCTAACAAATGCTAAATGATGCCAAACATTATTAGTAACTGTTGCAGTTGATGTTCCAACGTAAGACCCAGCACTAGTACCAAATGCACAACTACAACTGATTCCAGTTCCATTGCCGTCGTATCCAATTGCCCATGAACTTCTTGAACCGTATCCAGCATCCATATAATTACCACAAAACCCTACCCATGATCCTTGAACTCCATTTGGCAAAAACCAAAATTCAATTGTAAAATTATTAGATAATCCAATTGTAGTTGTTGACGTTGGCGTCATAGTTAAGTATCCTGTACCTGTGGTTATACTACCGGATCCGTATCTTACATTTGCTGTACTTACAGTTACTGAAGATGATCCAACATTATTAGTAACTGTCCGTCCATTGCTACTTGAGTCGTAAAAGGTTGTACTTCCGTTAGCTCCTGTATTAGCATTTATTAATACTGTAACTGAACTAAAGTATGGATCATAAGTTGGAATTGTAATTAACGATGAAACACCACCTGCACTATCTCCCATAGTATTAGTAGCAATTACTGTAAATGTATACGAGGATCCGTTAGTTAACCCTGTAACAGTAATTGGAGATCCAGAACCAGTATTAAATTGTCCGCCTGACGATGTTACTTTGTATGAAGTAATTGGCACTAATGGATCTGATGTAGAGGTAAATGATACAGTTGCTTGTCCAGACGCTGTAACTACAGAAATTCCAGATGGTGTAGTAGGAACAGATAACGTAGTTTTTGCCAAAGATGCAATACTTGCAAGGCTAGTACCAAATGCATTAGCTGATGTTACTGTAAATGTGTACGAAGTCCCTGGTAGTAAATTAGATATTATAATCGAAGTAGATGGATGAATTGTAGTTCCAATTAATCCGCCAGGTGAACTTGTTGCAGTATAACCTGTTATCGGGCTTCCGCCGTCAAATGTTGGTGATGTAAATGAAATAGTTGCAGTTTTAAGAGATATTGAAGCCGAAACATTAGTTGGAGGATTTGGAGCAGAAATTGCTATTAACGACGATTTATTACCTAACACCCAATTAGTAGTAGACAGTTCGTAAACAAATGTAACACACGCATAAGAAATATTTAAAATTACAGAATTATCACTTTCAATTGTTTTGCCGTTTGGAGAAATTGTTACTGGATTTGAACTAAACAATCCTCCAACATCTAACACTGTGATAACATCACCGTCATTTGGAGTTAATGGAAATGTAATAGTAAATGAACTTGTACTGTTACACCTTACTAAATCGTACGATGCTGCAGTATAATTACCTGAAATAACAGGAGTTGGCATTATGCATTTAATAGATATATTTCCAGATCCTAATAAACTAGTGTTATTAATAGGTTTTATATTAGTACCGGAAGTTAGCGTAGGTTGTGCTTTTAACGCAGTCACTGCTGCGGCTGCTGATGTTACACCAGTGCCTCCAACTGATACTGGTAATACATCGTTATATAATTTTGATGAAAGTGTAGCTGGCATACGATTTCCTGGTTAGTTGTATATTTATAGGTTGCTTATTACTTACGGATTGCCATGTAGATGTAGGTTGAACTAGATTCATTTGTAAGTTGATGGTTAAACTTTATGGAAAACCCTGTTGCTGTAAAATCGAGCGTATCATTAAGTGCGAACGTATTGTTTTCTGCAGCCGTTGAATTTGCGTCAAGCTCAGCATCATTTCCATTTGTAAAAACTCCACGCATAGCATCAAACACAAACCAATTCGCATTTGTCATGGTACCTGTTACTTTTTTTATTAAAACATACTGAGGTTCCCATCCAAGCGACACTGATGGAGGAGAAGTAGTACCGTTTCCTGTATAACTTCCACACTGAATAATTCCAGTTGAAGACGTGTCGTGGGCGAAAACATAAGCTACGTATGTTACTCCAGAAGCATTAGGTAGCAGTCCACCAACATTAAAACTGCTAGCACTAATATCTGCACCAATATTATATGAGCCGCTTTGCGTAGCAGCAAGATTCAGCTGCAACCAGGGCCACGCAGTATCTGTTGCGCGACACAACACCTGCCAATCACCGGATACGCTAGTTGATTTTACTGTAACAAAACCTGGACGGATACCGAGTGAATGCGGTATAGCTCTACTAGCATTTCCATCACCTGTATAAGTCACCACATCAAAAAACTTTGGTGCTTTGCGGAATGTCCATGAAACGTAGGTATAACCAGAGCCGTTTACGTTTCCATTTGTACCTAATGTAAAACCATTTGAATTAAAAGCAGTAACACGCTGATTGTTTGCAGGGTTAGGAGCAGCCGTAGTTGCAGTATTTAATGGTCCGATTCCAACTCCATTTACTGTATCATATAAAGTGTGGTCCCAAGATAAATTACGACCTTTAACCCAAACCAATCCACCTTTACCAGCCAAGTCGATGCCGTTATTGATGGTCTGCGTTGAGCCGTTGCCGATATATAGAGTAGTACTAAATACACTAAATACAGGTACAGGTGGTGATATCCATATAGTTGGAGCAATATCTAACAATTTCCAATTATTATTAATATACATAATAGATATATTAGCGTTATTTACATCTAAAATTAATGATGTATCATTTTCAATTGTTTTTCCGTTTGGGGATACTGTTAACGCATTTGTACCAAACTTACCTACTACATCAACAATCTTAATGATATCACCGTCAACAGGAGATAACGGTAATGTAACTGTAAATGTGCCGCTTGCAGTGTTGCATTTAACTAACTGATTTGCTGATGCAGTGTATGCACTGGTTTGTACAGTAGTTGAAGTGTCTTCAGTAATTGCTATATTAGTAGAACCTAGTACTGAATTTCCATTAACTGTGCCAACATTTGCGCCAGATACTAATAACGATTGTCCTCCTAATGCATTAAGTGATTTATCTAATGTAGTTGTTCCGGTACCGCCGGACGATACTGCTAATATACCGTTATATATGTTAGTTGATAATGTTGTCATTTATTATTTCCGGATGTTTAAATTCGTCTAATACTGGATCATATACTGCTCCGGGCCCTGCAAAAGCATTACGAAATGAATGGTTAAAACTTGTTTGCACCCATTTAGTATTTTCTCCAAATATACTTTGGCAAAATGCTATACCTTTAGCTTCGACTTCTTCGTTATTTTCGTTTAAAAGTTCATTATTGTGTACTACGATTACTCGTAATACTATATTATTGTCGTCTAATTCTGCAAAATGCGCCATAATTTCCTCTTAAAATGTTATTGAACCTGATCCGGTAAAAATATACGTACGAGTAGTACCGTCATTAGATACAGTTGGTGACCCTGAAGGTGTTGCAGGTCTGTAAGTACTTGGATATGTAATAATTACAATACCTGATCCGCCTGCGCCGCCGTATTGGTCTGAACCTTCTCGTTCGGATCCACCGCCACCGCCACCTCTATTTACTGTTGCGGCAGAACCAGCTCCGCCTGCTGGTGATTGAGATCCGGATCCGGCACCTGGTCCGCCTGAACCACCTGTTGCAGTATACGCCGAACCGCCACCGCCTGATGCTACCCAACCAACTTCGTTTGTATACATACCATAACCACCGGCACCACCCGATGTAGATCCTCCAGTGCCGCCTGTGCCGCTAAAGCCGCCGCCGCCACCTGCTCCATAGTACGGGGATGAGTTTGATCCTTCGCCGCCGTCGTAACCTTGACGAGGTGGGCCAGCTACCCCAGTTCCTTTTTTAGGAGTACCGCTATTACCAGGAGCACCGCCTCCAGATCCGCCATAACCACCAGTACCTGGTTGTGTTGCTCCGGCGCCTCCGCCGGTGGTACTGATAGTATGAAACCCTGATCCAGATCCTGAGTAACTGCCTGAACTTGATCTGTTGTTTCCGCCAGCACCAACTGCTACACCGTATCCTGTTCCTCCACTAACCGAGAGTGTTCCTGTTAACACGCCACCACCGCCACCACCACCGCCGTGATAATTTCCGTATCCACCTTGTCCACCACCTCCGACTACTATGTAAGTAACAGATGAAACTGCCGGTAATGACGGTGTTACTGAATTACTTGCACTACTTGCATCACTTGTACCAGCTGCATTTGTAGCAGTTACTGTAAAAGTATAGGCAGTATTAATCTGTGTTTCGGTAGCAGTAAATATAACATTGCCCGACCCTGCTTGTACTAACGAACCGGTAAATGCTGCGGGAGAACTTGTTACAGCGTATTGTGTAATTGTAACTCCGCCGTTAATTAACGGCGCAACAACTGGCACGGTGATTGTAACATTAGATACAGTAACTGTACCAATCGACGGCGGGTTTGGTTTGTTTAATGCTACGATGTTTGATGTATTACTAGGAACACTAGTATCTGTTCCATTTGATGCAGTCACTGTAAATGTATAATTAGTATTATACGATAATCCAGTTACCGTAATAGTGCCACTTCCTGATTGTGCCAACGTTCCTGTTAAATTTCCAGTAGACGATGTTGCTGTATATAGTTTTATAGGCACACCACCGTTATCTAATGGTGAAGTAAATACTACATACGCAATTAAATTACTTGCAGTAGCACTAACTCCAGTTGGTGGTTCTGGAGATTTATACCATAATGCTGATTTAGTTTTTATTATTTGCCAATTACTATTAAACGAATTAAATATGATCGAAATGTAGGTGTTTGGCATATTTAATATAATTGATGTATCATTTTCAAAAGTATTACCACTTGTTACTACAGTTACGGCGTATGTACTAAATGTTCCATTAACATCTAAAATTGCAATAATAGTTCCATCATTTGGAGATGTAGGTAACGTAATAGTAAACGCACCTGCTGTACTATTACATCTAACTAAATCATTTGAAACTGCAGTGTAATTTGCAGTTTTAATAGAAGTAGGTGTTAAGTTTCCAAACTGAATACTAGAAAAAAGTATATTTGTGTTATTAACTGTTTTAATATTAGTACCAGAAACTAATTTTGGGTGGATACCAAGTTTAACTAGTGCGCCGCTTGCAGTGTTAGCACCAGTACCTCCGTTTTCAATTGGAGTAACTCCGGTATATAAATTATCAGAAAGTCTTGTTGTCATTTGTAATCCTTTTATGATAACATAACTAATTTAGCTAACGCAACTTTTGATCCTGTCGGCCCTGCAAAGAAAGACAACGCAGTAGTTGAATTAATAGTGAATAACCCATTATATCCATCCGAAATACCGGTATAAGTAGTACCGTTAAATGTATATCCTACTGTTGAATCAAAAACAATACCAAGATTACTAATTATTGTTAATGATCCAGATAATGTAATACTTTTAGTTTCTATTTTTGACGATGTAGCGTTGTTATACTGTACAATTGCAATTGCTGGAGACAATGTACACATTGATATGTAATAACAGTTAGCTGGATAAAGAGAAACGGTAGTAGGCACACCGCCTGTGCTTGTAATTGTGGTACCTGAAATTGTCATTTTATTTGTATAAAGCACTTCACCATAAGCGTAACAATAAACTACTATAGAATTAGATAACGGCGTAGATGATAAGTAATCAGTTGTAATACTTACTGTTACCGGTGATCCGGAAGTTAATGCACCTGAACCAATTAAATTTGATATAACAATTGCATTAATTGTTAATGAATCTGTTAATTTAAATATGATTGATAATGTAGTTGATGATAGTTTACATGCTGTAAGAATACGATATGCGCTTCCTGATGAGGCGGAAGTATTTCCAAGTGATAATACACCGTCAGTAGCGATAGCAGTGCCCGATATAGTAAGTCGTTGACAAATTAATGCATGGTTGTTAGGTGGTATATTTCCGCTCGAAATTAAAATTGCAGTAGTTGATGATATAGCACAAACTTTAATCCCGCCGTAGCCCCCATACGTAGTTGAGATTGACCTAGTAGGGTTAACTGTTAATGTTGACGATGTATATGTTATTATGCAACCATCAGTGACTGTCCACGAGCCTGACCAAACTAAAATTGCAGTAGTTGTATTTAATACATCGATAGAAAACGAATAACTCGGTGACCAAGCTATTGTGCTTGTTGATAAATGTGTAATAGCTGATCCTGATATCTGTAACGCTGAAATATAAAGAGTCCACGGTTGAACTGTAATACCTATTGCTAATGTACTTGACAACATGCATACTTGATGATATACGTTATTTGTAGCACCGTTATTAATATATGTTGCGTTTGAACTCGAGCCAATAGAATTAAACAAAGAACTTCCTACAATTAATACATTCCATGTTCCGCTTGATGACAATTTGTTAATGCAGCAACAAGTTATGTTTTGGCTAATAGGTAATACTTT